ATCAGGGAAAAAATTATCAAGACAAATAGATGGTCAAAGATTTGCTTTTACTGCATCTATAATTACAGGAAAGAGATCAGATGTTTATGGAGAGCTTATGGCTTTTATTATGAAACAAAGATCACAAAAAGAAAATTTTACAATTATTCCTCCAGAATTAGAAGATGCTAGAGGAATCGAAACAGGCACACTTGCAGTTAATGGAAGTCATACTGCTGGCGATACAACAATAGCTATAGATGGTTTTGCAAGTGATACAGCTAATAGATTACGACAGGGTGATTTTATAAAGTTCAATGGACATACTAAAATTTATATGGTTGTCGCTGATGTTACAAGTTCATCAGGAGCTGCGACAGTGACTATTGAGCCACCTTTGATTTCTGCATTAGCAGATGATGAAGCAGTAGCTTATGACAATATTCCTTTCACTGTTCATCTAGTAAACGATATACAAGAATTTGGAGTTGTTGGTGCATCTAGTACAGGCGAACTATTATATGAGTTCGAATTAGATGTTGAAGAAGCTCTCTAATGGCAAAATATTTAGTACGACATTGGCTTAATGTAGATGTTATAGCTGAAAAAGTTATTGATGAATCTGAAATTGATATGAAAACTAATGACTTAGGAAGACATAAAATCCCTGATGGCACATTTAGTTTTGTTGTGATAAAAGGAAACGAAAAGATAAATAGAACAACATACGAAATATATGACGAGAGCATTAAGCACAGCAGTAAAGAACGAACTAGCGACGAATGAGATTCGACCAATACATCTTATCACTATTGGTTTTGCTACTCCTGTAAATATTACTGATAATTCATTTTCTATAACATCTTCTGTATCTGGAAGTTCTGTAACTTATGTAGCTAGTGATTTTATATTAGGCGTATCAAATTTTAGTGAAGAAACAGATGTTAATTTATCTCCTATAACTTTAAGCTTATCAGGAGCAGATCAAACATTTATTTCAACTTGCTTAAATGAAAATGTTATTAATGATGAAGTAAAAATTTTTAGAGGTTTTTTGCAAGATACGAATGTTCTTATTGATGATCCTTTTTTATTATATAATGGTCAAATTGATAATTTTGGAATTTCAGAATCAGATACAGATTCATTAGTAAATCTAGCTATAGTTTCACATTGGGCTGACTTTGAAAAACGATCTGGTCGTAAAACAAATAATACATCACAACAAAGATTCTTTTCAACAGATGTAGGAATGGATTTCAGTTCTCAAACAGTACAAGACATAAAATGGGGTAGAGCATGATTTTTAAAAAAATATTTAAAGCAGCAGTAAGTATTTTTAAACCTGTTGTAAAAATATTTCAAAAAGCTATCTCGTGGTTGATACCTACACCTGATATTCCAGACTTTGGACAATCTGAATTTGATGATTTTGAAAAAGGTATTCTATTAAATAAACAATCAAATGATGCATCTATTCCTGTAGTATATGGAGAAAGGCTTATCGGAGGCACTCGTGTTTTTTTAGAAACATCTGGAACGGACAACGAGTTTTTATATATGGCTTTAGTAATGTGTGAAGGAGAAATAAACTCAATAGAAGAAATACGAGTAGATGATAAAGTTGTAACATTTTCTGGTGCTTTAACAGATAATACTCAAAGAACAGTTGCTAGTTCAGATTCTAATTTTTACAAAGATGGAGCAAGTTATATTACAATCGAGCCACATTTAGGATCTGATGGACAATCTGCATCAAGTTTGTTGTCAACATTATCAAGTTGGGGTAGTAACCATAAATTATCTGGAATTGCATATCTAGCTCTTAAGTTTAAATGGAATCAAGATATATTCGGATCTATTCCAAAAGTTCAAGCTAGAATAAAAGGTAAAAAAATAGTTACATTAGCATCTAATCTTTCAGAACAAACTGCATCTTATTCAACTAATCCAGCATTTTGTATTTTAGATTATTTAAGAAATGAAAGGTATGGAAAAGGTATAGCAACAGCTGACATAGATTTACAAAGTATTTATGATGCATCACAAGTTTGTGTAACTCAAGTAACTCCATTTTCTGGAGGATCTGATATAAATCTTTTTGATACAAATGCAGTTTTAGATACATCAAAAAAAGTAATTGAAAATATTAGAGAACTAATAAAAGGTTGTAGAGGATTTTTACCTTACTCATCTGGAAAATATAAATTAGTAATTGAAACAACAGGATCAGCTTCAATAACATTGACCGAAGATGATATTATAGGTGGATATAATTTATCAAGTCCTAGTAAGAATGAAAGATACAATAGAGTTATTGTTACATTTGTAAATCCAGATCGAAATTTTCAAGCAGACGAGGTACAGTTTCCCCCTGTGGACGATTCAGGTTTATCAAGTGCAGACCAACATGCTACAATGAAAACAGCAGATGGCGGATTTTTATTAGAGGGTAGGTTCGATTTCAAGACGCTAACAAGTCCATATCAAGCTGAAGAAATGGCAGAAATTATTTTGCGTAGAAGTAGGCAAGCACTTCAACTTTCTATAAATGTAGGATTCAATGCATATGATTTAGCTATTGGCGATTTAGTAAATATTACACATGCTTCATTAGGATTCTCGTCTAAAACTTTTCGTGTGATGTCTTTAACTTTTAATGAAGACTTTACAATTAGTTTAGATTTAGTTGAATATCAAGGTAGTCATTATACTTTTGCACCTAAAGCTCAACAAACTACAACACCATCTACAAATTTACCTAATCCATTTGTTATACAACCACCAGCTTCGTTAACATTGACAGATGAAATGATTGAATATTCTGATGGAACTGTAATCACTAGATTAAATATTTTAGTAGGAGCTTCTCCAGATTCTTTTGTTTCTAATTATCAAGTTGAAGCTAAAAAATCTACTGAGTCTGATTTTAAAATAATATCTACAGGATCACAACTTAACCATGAAATGCTAAATGTTGTTGATGATATATCTTATGATGTGCGTGTAAAAGCAATCAATAGTTTTGGAGTATCTTCAACTTTTATTTCAGCTACTAGAAAAATTGTAGGTGCAACAGATACACCTAGCGACGTTTCTGATTTTAATATTTCTATGACAGGATCAAATCAAATGCAATTACAGTGGTCGCCTGTTTCGGATTTAGACATTGAATTTTACGAAATAAGATATTCTATGGGATCTGGATCTACAGAGTGGTTTAACACTTCTCCTTTAGTTCAAGTTCCTAGAAGAAAATCAAATAGTGTAGTTGTCAATGCATTAAAACCACCATTCAATTTATACATTAAAGCAGTCGATAAACTTGGTAATGAATCAGCTAACGCTACATTAATTGCTTCCAATGTAATCGCTTTACAATCCTTTGCGGATATTTCAACAATCAATGAAGAAACTGCATTTGCTGGAACATTTACTAATTCATTTAAGGGAGAGGACAGTAATGGAACACCAGCAATAACGTTAGATACAATAACACTTTTTGATGACCGTAGTGGTAATTTTGATGATGCAGATTCTAGTGGATTCTTTTTTGATACAGGAGGTTTAGCAGACAATATTACAGGATCAGGTAATTATGTATTTTCAAATACATTTTCTTTAGATGCAGTTTATGATGCCACATTTCAAACACAAATTACAATGGAATCAGATGATCCTTATGATTTATTTGATTCTGGTAGAGGTGCTTCCCTTTTTGATAGCGCTCGTGCACCATTCGACGGTAATGCACCTACAAACAATAATGCTATTATACAAATAGGTGCAGATGATTCTAGTTTATCAAATATAACTTCTTTTAGTACAGTTTCACAACAAGGAACATTCAAAGGTAGATTTTTTAAATTTAGATGTGTGATGGAGTCTTCTAATAACAATGCAAGACCTGTAGTTACAGGATTACAAGCTAAATTAGTATTAGAAAAAAGAACTGAAACAGGAGATGATATTGCATCAGGAAGTTCTACTAAATCAGTTACATTTACAAATGCCTTTTTCCAAATTCCAAACATTACAGTAACAGGGCAAAATTTAGCTTCTGGGGATTTTTTCGTAATTACAAATAAAAGTAAAACAGGCTTTGACATTGTATTTAAAAATAGTAGTAATACTATAATAGATAAAACTTTCGACTTCCAAGCGCGTGGAGTAGGGTTGAAAAATTAAAAAAAAAGGACTATAAAGAAACATGTCTCAAGTAACCGACGTAACACTAAACAATCAGGCTTTCGGAACTTTCCGAAGCGAGCTAAATTCAATTTTAGGTGCTTTGAACTCTGCACATGTTGGTAGTTCAGCACCTGGCTCAGTAACGACAGGCACAATTTGGGTGGACAACGGAACATCTGGAAAATTGAAGGTTAAAATAAACGACGGATCTGATAATGTAGAATTATTTGAAATTGATATATCTTCAAATGCAATAACAAGTAATATGTCAGTTACAGGAACAATAACAGAAACAGATCCAAATGCTTT